AGGTAGATTATGGTTTAGGAAATATAACATATAACTTTAAAAAGAATAGACATTTACCAGAGTGGGGTGAAATATTTTCACCGTGGTGTAAGTTTGTAAGACTAGAGGAGAGTGAGTATGATAACTTCCTATTGTTATGCAGTGAATATCTAGAGGTATTCTGTCACATAGTAAGAACAGCAGAAAGAGAAACAGACTGGAGAAATACTATGAGAAGATACGATGATCAATTATGGTATTGCACATCTCAGATGAAGAACAAGAAAACTGAGGCAGTGCTATCCCAATGGTTCGATAATCCGTGGGCAACTAAATATATACAGAACATACTATTTGACAAACCCAAACTACGGTAATGTTTTTTTACATACACATGAAAAAGTATTTTTACAAATTTGCTGAATGGGATAAAAACCTAGCAAAAAAATTTCAAGACAAGTTCAAACTATCTGACTATCAGATGCTTTGGTTAGCATTTGGTAAAGGATTTATTATAGGAGCAATTTTACTATGAGGAGAGAAATGTTAGAAGCTCTCAAAGCACTTTCTGTTGGTAACATCAAGAAAGCAAAGATGAATATTGAAATTTATCTTAAAAGTCCTGTAGGTATTGGAGAGCATCCTGATGTTTTAGGTGCTATTCAAGAACAGGTTGATTTAATTGCTAAAGAAGAAGAACGTATTGAAGTAATTAAAAAGTATTTTGACGATGAATAATCAGTATCTAGGCAACCCCAATCTAAAAAAAGTCAACACAGCAATTGACTTCAAACCAGAAGAGGTTGCTGAGGTATTAAGGTGTCAAGAAGATCCCATATACTTTATCAGAAATTATATCAAGATCGTTTCTCTAGATGAAGGTTTAGTTCCATTTAACATGTATCATTTCCAAGAGGAAATGGTATCTAAATTTCATGATCATAGATTCAATATCGCCAAACTACCACGACAGAGCGGTAAGTCTACGATTGTTACTGCATACTTACTTTGGTATGTGTTATTCAATCCAAATGTCAACGTAGCAATCCTTGCAAACAAAGCAGCGACTGCTAGGGAAATGCTTCAAAGATTACAATTAAGTTATGAAAACCTCCCAAACTGGATGCAACAAGGAATCCTCCAATGGAACAGAGGTTCTCTGGAACTTGAAAACGGCAGTAAAATCATGGCTGCTTCTACTTCCGCTTCTGCTGTCAGGGGTATGTCATTTAATGTTATATTTTTGGATGAATTCGCGTTCATTCCGAATCATATCGCTGATCAGTTTTTTAGTTCTGTTTATCCAACTATCTCCTCAGGTAAGTCTACGAAAGTTATTATCATATCTACTCCTCACGGAATGAATATGTTCTACAAACTCTGGCATGATGCCGAGCGTGGAACGAATGAATATGTGCCTACAGAAGTTCACTGGTCAGAAGTGCCAGGTAGAGATGATGTATGGAAAGAGCAAACTATCAAGAACACATCAGAATCTCAGTTTCGTGTTGAGTTTGAGTGTGAGTTCTTAGGATCTGTTGATACATTGATTGCTCCTAGCAAGTTGAGAATCATGCCATATCATGATCCGATTACATCTAATCGTGGACTTGCAGTATATGAACAAGTAATTCCAGAACATAATTATATTATTACTGTTGACGTATCAAGAGGTGTTGGTAATGATTACTCAGCATTTTGTGTAATAGATACCACAACTATTCCTTATAAGATGGTTGCTAGATATAAGAACAATGAAATAAAACCTATCGTTCTACCAAATATTATTGTAGATGTGGCAAAAAATTATAACAACGCATACATCTTATGTGAAGTAAATGATATTGGTGGACAGGTCGCGGATATTATTCAGTTTGATTTAGAATATGAGAATTTGTTGATGGCTGCAATGAGAGGTCGTGCAGGTCAACAACTAGGTCAAGGTTTCTCTGGTAAGAAAACTCAACTTGGTGTTAAGATGTCTACAGCAACAAAACAAGTTGGATGTTCTAACCTTAAAGCATTAATAGAAGAGGATAAATTACTTATAAATGATTATGACACGATTGCGGAACTAACAACGTTTATTGCAAAGGGTCAAACATTCCAAGCGGAAGAAGGTTGTAATGATGACCTTGCCATGTGTTTAGTTATCTTTGGTTGGATGGCAATGCAACCATACTTTAAAGAAATGCATGATAATGACGTACGTCAACGTATCTACGAACAGCAGAAAGATATGATTGAACAGGATATGGCACCATTTGGTTTTGTAACTGACGGAATGGAAGACGATTATTTTGCAGATGCACAGGGAGATGTATGGAAAGTCGCGGAATATGGAGATAAATCCTATATGTGGGAGTTTAGGTAAGGTTTCAAAAATATAAATAATCCTAGACAATCAGATCTTGGAATTAACCTAGGAGTAAATTAACCATGGCAGCTAATCAATCATCGCCAGGTGTGGTGGTACAGGAGAGAGACCTTACTACTATTACCACATTATCGACCGCTAACGTTGGTGTGCTCGCTGCACCTTTTGAGCTTGGTCCTGTTGAGGAAATTGTCGAAATATCCAGTGAGAGGGATCTTGCAGATAAGTTTGGTAAACCTAACGAGTATAACTATGAGTATTGGTTTACTGCAGCACAGTTCCTTGCATACGGTGGATTGTTAAAAACAATTCGTATCGACTCTTCATCTCTCAAAAACGCAGTTAGCAATGGCACTGCAATTAAAATTAAAAATGCCAATGAGTATGAAACCACTTACGAATCTGCTACTAACGCATGGAAGTGGGCATCAAGGACTTCAGGAACTAAAGGAAATTCAATCGGTGTATTTGTAACAGACGCAGGTGCTGATCAAATCGCTGTTGTTCCCGCTCCTGGTTCAGGTAACGATCATGAATTCGTTGCTGATGAAGCACTATCCGCAACTTCTGGTGCTGCAGGTAAAGTATTCAAATACAGCGTTGTATTGACAGTCACAACTGTTGTTGGTGACTTCGTTCCTGGCACAACAACAACCGTTGCTATCTCTGGTTCTAACCAGACAGTTAACGTACTTGCTTGGGATCCTGCTAATAAGAAACTTGAAATCGGAATGCCTTCTGGTGGTGTTACTGGTATCCTTGCTGATGGACAGACTGTAACTCAAGGTTCTAACACATGTGTAATTGCAACATCTGGTATTGAAAGAAGGGTATATATTGGATTAGATAAAGGTAGTATTGAATTTGCTGCTGCTGATAGTATCGCTGATACTAACTCAACTGCTGTTTCAATCACTTCAGTTCGTTCTGAGTATGCAGAGCGTGAGTATCTACCTGGTTCAAAATGGATTAACGTTGCTCCTCGTCCTGGCACTTCACAGTATGCAACTAATGCAGGTGGATTCAGAGATGAACTTCACATCCTAGTTATTGACATCGATTGTGGTGTTACTGGAACAACTGGTGCACTTCTTGAGAAATTTACAGGTATCTCTAAAGCATCTGATGCTAAGACATCTGTTGGTGAAGCAAACTACTACAAAGAAGTAGTTAAGCAAAAGTCCGAGTATATCTACTGGGGTCTACATGAGACAGGAGTATTCAACGCAACTGCTTCTGCTGCTGCAGGAAACTGGGGTTTAACTGCTGCTTCACGTCAGTTCAACTTACTACGTTCTGCAGATGGATCTACAGGATATCCTGCAGGAAGAACAACTGTAGGTTCTAAGAACAACGCAACATTCTACTACAGACTAACTGGTGGTGTTGATTACGCAGTATCTGGTGGTAACTACACTGTTTCAAATTCAGGAGTTTCAACTGCATATCAATTAGTAGAAGATCCTGAGTCACAAACAGTTGACTTCCTACTTACAGGTCCTTCAGGTGCTGATGATGCTTCTGCTCTTGCTAAAGTAACTGCTCTAGTTAACATTGTTGAAGAGAGAAGGGACTGCATGGTATTCGTTTCTCCTCGTAGAGGAAACGTAATTGGAGTTACTAATTCTACTACTGCAACAGAAAATATCGTTGACTTCTTCGATCTACTACCAAGCACTTCTTACATGGTGTTTGATTCTGGATACAAGTATATCTACGATAAGTATAATGATGTATACAGATACATTCCATGTAACGGAGATATCGCAGGTCTATGTTTACAGACAACAGAGGTCGCAGAACCATGGTTCTCACCTGCAGGTTTCCAACGTGGTATTCTAAGAAA